GAATTGTAATCAGAACTTGTAACTTGCGTGGTATTAAGCAGGTCTTCGATCTGCTCAGGTCCACACGCAATGTAGCGTGGTATTGATGGATCGACAGAATTATTATCGAAAACCTTTTTACAGGAAATCAATTTTGCAACTGTTAATCCAGCTGCGGGAGATCCCACAGCTACCGTGTTAGCGTTACTCGTAGATGTTGAGCCAGATTTACCAGTGCTTGCTGTTCCCAGCGCAGCAGTAATAATGGCATCATCAATCGACCTTCCTATGGCATAGGCCGCGGCGTTTGCATACGAATTTTGAGGCGAAATTAACATCGACACTTTGTCGGGATCGTCAATTAAATCTGCGTATTCGTATGATTCCATTGTTACCATTCTACGAGAATGGGGTGTGTCCTATTTCCTTCAACATAAATCGCTAATTTATGCCCGCTTTGCAGCTGCCCTGACTTTCACCAGGGTAGAGACTATATCTTCATCCCAGAGGGATGTCTCGCGCTTCCACCGCGCTTGCGGCGTACTTCCTTGCGGAATAGTCGTTGAACCTTCCCCTTACGGGGCTTGGATGCTGATTACCATATCTTTAAGACTTAGGCTTCCCAGCAGTTCACGAGATTTTTCATTATGCGTTGCCGCATATGAGTCCTGTTAACCAAGACAGCGGAGTATCCGCGTGCCGACTAGTCCTTTTAACAGCAGTTGCCGAACCTACCTGGTCAAAGAATGCTTTCTCGCCAGTGACACTTTCTTCACTAACGGCATTCCGCAACAGGCTACCCTTCTGCTGACTAAGCATCATGATATTTGTCGAAAATTGCTGACTAAAGGCTGTCGTTATCTGGGTGCTCAATGTACCCTCCTATAGTCTAAGTTAAAAAAAAAGCTACCCGCACAATGCGGACTCTGGGTTTAGTGTTACAGGGGCAAAAGCTTATCCTGTATTTATTCTACCAACACGTTGCCTGGGCCAGCTGGCTTATCAGGCGGTTAGCGTGAATTACTCTTCTTCGGGGTACTTTTCCTCATTGAGTTTAAGTACCTGCTGAACATAGCTCTCATGCATAGGATGTTTGCCATCCCAGTACGGGCCATCTTCACGCATCAGCTCCTGGATCTTCTCATCGGCTTCAGCTGGTGTCATTGCACTGCCCTTATCGCCAACCAGTTTATCCTCGCTAATGCTAGAATTAATATAATGCGCTGCGTTTATAATTGTTTTCACAAACGCTGCGTTGTTAATCAGTGGCGTGCCGTCTTCGAGGCGCAGATCCATCAGCCCCTCTTCACCAAACTCGCCAATTAAATTGTTACCTAACGTCAGGCGTTCATCATAGGCATTTCCATACTCTTGCCTTAGATCAGCTGTGGCCTGGGCCTTCGCTGCCTCGATGTCAACTTTACCAGCCTCAGCTCCCGCCAGACCTTCAGCTGTCATATCGTTGTACCAACCTGCCAGCTGCTGCGCTTGCCTGGGCGTTAGCCCCGCTTTGTGCGCTGCATTTTTGAATGATCCAGCGAACTCTTCATTAACTTCACCTTCACCTAGATCCAGCTCATAACCATCAGCTGCTTCTGGTCTGCCAAGTTTGGAGTAAACCTGCTCCCAATCATCATCAGTTGCCCACTTGCCAGGTACAGGGATCTTTTCCGCACCAACCATGCTTTGAGCATGGATCATTGTTTTAGCCAGGGCACCAACGTCTGCAATATTCTGCAATGATTGGTGATCTTTAATATCATCGGGTAAACTGTCTCTCCAGTTACCGCTATCTGCTACTGCATTGTCTGTTGCACTTAATACGCCAGACGGTGCTACCTCAGCTTCACCTGAGACATCCGCTACCTGTTCATCAGCCACAATTTTACTCCTCTTCAATATCCATGATTGGCCGTTCATTAACCATATTCTGCAAAAACAGAATTACACTTCGTTGGCCATCGCGAAATGCAGTTTCGTATGGGTCACTCGAAAATACGGGGGATCGCACATGAAAGCGCAACTCCAGGTCTTTCATAATTTCTACACCATCATCGGTATTAAAAACCAGTTTATGGGCAGCACGTAAATCTTCTATGTTCATGCGACCTCTTCAATCGGTATAACACCTTCAGCTGCTGCAGCTTGTTCTTGCATTGCCTGGGCTTGCATATCCACTTCATTCAATGCGGTAACAGCTGGTGCAGCTTTACCTGCCGATTCAGCCATTTGGACTGCCTCAGCCTTTTCCTGTTCCATTTGCTGTTGCTGCTGGCGTTCCATTCTTATTTGCTCGACTTCATCCATGCCCCGTACCACAGCAGCTGGAATGCCCAGCACCTTGATTGCGTGTTTGGCCAGGCCGTCCATGTCGATCCAATCGATAATCTCTGGCCCCATACCCTGGAGCGGCCCAAGCATCTCAAGCATTCGAACAATCGATTGTACATCACCGCTGCGCTGCGCTTTGGCAATGGGCGATACATACTCAATTTCAATGTTAAGTCCTGCCATAAATTCTGGCGGCGGCGGTAATCCCTTGTCACGGCTCAGGATGTTAAAGCATCGCTCGATGAGGGGCTGCAGGAACTCAGCCTGGAGCCGACCTAGCACTGGGCCCAACAATCTCATTTTCTCTTCTGTACGTTGTATAACCTCAGTCGCTGTCATTGTCTGGTTTTGTGCCAGGATTAATTGATCCACATAAAAGGCAGATCTTATCGCCTGTCTGCGCTGCTCTTCCATCTGTAGGCCCAGAGGCTGATTGGCTCCAATGTTGAGGGGCTCAATCCTATCCCGCGTGCCTGACCGAAAAAAGTTGAGGCCGCCAGGAACGGTTCGTATCGGCAGCATGAAAGAATCGTCTGGCACCATCAACGGTGGATCGATCTGCTTTTGTGCAGCTCGAATTGTAATCTCAGACATTTTGTTAAGCATCTTGGTATCAGCCAGGCAGCTCATCGCAGGGCTGTGTCCAAAACCATTATTTTCAGTTGATGCCTTTAACCATCGAGGCACCACATAAGGCATTTCATCGTAGCCGCTTTCGCCCAGGATGGTTTTCTCTTCACTATCCAGGTACATCGATGCCCAGGGTTTATTCTGTGCTGTTTTCTTTGTTATGTCGCGATCATCACGCGGCAATACCACATGAACGAGCTCAACCATGCCATGCGGATCTTTTTTATCAGCGTTCTTAATTCGATCACTGACATTATCGCCAAATTGGTTCATGGCAGCCCGCGCTGACATTTTGAACTTTCTATAAACTGTATTGACCCGCCCGTTTGCATCTTCAGCCACAAAGCACTCTGCAATGTGCCGTGTCGAGAATCGGTAACTGGTTGTTTCGTCTTTTTCGACAAACATTATGGCTGTTCCGAAGCACACAAGATCATCGTACATTTCATGCACCTGCTCTTGAAAGTTAGAGCGTTGAAAGGCTTGGTACATAGTTTGCTCTGCCAGCTCTAGCCATTCTTTGGCGATGTCATCGTCTTCAAGACTAGGTTCAGTGTAGCGCAGAGTAAACCACGGGGTGCTCATATTGGTCAGCATTCCATGTAGGGATGCACTTAACATCTCAGCTGCATGAATAGCTGTACCATCAAAAATCAGCTCAGTACGCTTTTGACCAGGCGTTCTGCTTTTTGTAATGTCGGCTTTTCGAGGCCGCATATAATCTGCGACTTCCTGCCAGTGTGTTTCCCAATTCGAGCGTTGCTCTTCGAGATCGCGAAGCCTTCTAAGTAAAACGACTGCCTGATTGTCTGCTTGTGCCATATTACGCCCCTAACAACATTTTTTTAGCGGTTGGTGCCTGGCTAAGATCGCCATAAGGCGAAGTTAAGATGGTAGATTGACCGCCCGCAGCTGTACGGGTGCGTGTCGGGGAGCTGTCTTTGCTGCCGCCGATTGATGTTGCTGCATTCGGCTTTACGCCTGATGCTGCAGTTGTACCTGGAGCAGCTGCTCCTTGTGTTGAGGCCACCCTTTTTTTCTGAACTACCATATCATTGCCGTAATCAGTATCGGCAGGATTTGGATCTCCCGTTTGTTCCTGTCCAAAGGTTTCGGGGTCACCAGACATATCATTTGCTGCCGCGCCTACTGCCATTAACAACTGAGCAGCCCCAGCACCTGGCAGTATACCAAGTGCAACGCGTGCTGCATTTTGAGCAGGGCTAAATTTATCAGAAGCATGGTATGTAAACGCCTGGTTGAATGTAGGCCGCCCCATCATACCGCCAGTGCCTTCTGGGCTATCACCTGGTGCCATTGGATCATGGCGGCGGTGGTATAATTCCATGCGGCCCCCTTCATCTGAGGCGCGGCCAGATCCTACCCGAACATTGCCTTCAGCATCCTCTGTCTCGAACCCTTCCGCAGCACCTGCACCAAAAGACATCAGCTGCCACCCAGTAAACTAGGTGAGGTTACTGGCATCTGCTCAGGCAGCAGACCTCTTGGGCCTGTCAGAATAGTGCTGCTCACACCTTTTTTACGCCGTACACGCTCTTTTTCCTGGGCACTTGCTGTTCCCTCAGCCTTGATAGGCT